GCGACTAAGGAGCTTAATCTTGATAGTAGCAATGCAGAGAGTACAGACTCTAATGGCTTGACGGCCTTCAGCGGTTCGGACGGCTTCACACTTGGTACAGGCGCAGGAGGCTACAACGATAACGGTGAGGACTTCGTTGCTTACCAATGGGAGAAAGGCGCAACGCCTGGGTTTGATATTGTTTCGTTTACTGCACCTTCTGGAACAACTGCCTTTTCTACAGCGCATAATTTAGGTGTTACCCCAAATCTATTTATACAGAAGGCAGTGAACGCTTCAAATTCTTGGATTGTTTGGGCGGATAAGTTAAATTAAATCTTCCCGCCGGTACATGGGGAGGTGCTAATACATCTTCTGTATTTTATAATAGAACGGGAAATAGTGTTACATCGTCAGAAAGTTATATTACCTACCTCTTCGCCGCCGTCGAAGGGTTTAGCGCGTTCGGGAGTTATGTGGGCAATGGTTCTGTTGATGGGCCTATGATAAATCTGGGTTTCAAACCAGCGTTGCTTATTACTAAGAAAACTAGCGGGTTGGGTAGTTGGCAGTCTCATACTGTGGAAACTCTACCGGCTAATATAGCCGCGCCTAATCAACTATATGTTGGCCGGACGGATGCAGAAGTGACCACATCCTCGCAAGCAAAAGACCTACTCTCCAACGGATTTAAGATACGGACGACTGATGGTGGATTAAATACCAGCGGCGGCTCCTACATTTATATGGCCTGGGCCGAAAACCCCTTCAAGACGGCAACAGCGAGGTAAGCATCATGACAACCCTCCAGATCATCATGGCTCTCGTAGCGGGCGCGTGGCGTGTCGTAGACGGCCGGGGAAAAGTCTGGTTCGATCACCCCACGGGCATCCGCAATCTCGTCACGATTTGTCTAGCGTTTTTCACGGCCTATCTGGCCCTTGGTCTGGTTCCAGTTATGGCGTGGTTTGCCATTCTGGCCTCGGCTTCGATCATCATTGGGAAGACCGATTGGGAGAGCTACGCCCACATGCTGGTGCGCTACACTGCGCCCGCTTTGATAGCGGTAACAGGGGCTGTCGCTCTCGGTTACGTCTCAACCTCTGCAATCTGGTACGTCTGTCTGTGTGTGCTACCCGGCGTCGTTTACCCCACCGTAATGCGCTATGGCAAAGGGCGTGAATGGCTCCAGGCGTATGTCCCTGAGTTTGTTGTGGGGGCGACTGTCATCGGCGGAATAGGAGTGTTGTAGTATGGCTAACTTCCTGGCGACAGCGGTCCTCGCTGTATTGCTATTGATCGCGCCCTCTGCCAGGGCGACCGACTGTGTGGACACTACTGAAGCTCTTAATCGCACTATGTCGTCTCATCCGGGCAGTCAGGTCATCGCTTTCTATGAAAACCTCGACGCGCAGATGTACATCAGAATGCTGAATGCTTCACCTTGGGGGCCGCCATATGTCGTTGGAAACACGGTCATAATAATGCAGAAAGCGGGCTATGACAGTGTTCTAGTCCTCGTATTCCATGAACACGCAGACCGCGTATGTGCTTCTGTTGGTCAAACCCTCGGCGTGGCTATTACCACTGAAGCGCATACACAATGGCATAGCATTATCACGGGATTGGAGCTTTGATGTGCCGAACCCTTTTACGTCTCCCGACGATCCCGGTGCGCGGCCAAGACGCCGGAGCCGAATCGAAACTGGAACAGATAGTGTCTCACTAAGACTGATCTCACGCCTATCATCAGCCATGATGCTGGTGATCGGTATTCCCTTGATTGGTTGGTTCGGTACTCAGGTCTATGGTCTCGTCATGGCGCAGTTGCAAGCTAACACATCGGCACTTGTGCAGAATCAGGAATTTATTCGAGACATGGCTCTGGAGCAGACTCTACAGAGAGCGGAACTTGATGGAGTTGGAGAAGACATGGATGAATTGCGTTTAAGCCAGCGCCAGATGTGGTCGCGTTACGGCGATATCAATCTCCAGTTGGTGCGTCTCAAAGTCTTACATAATAGAGACGAATGATGCTCTCGCTTATTGGATCGCTCCTCGGCTTTGGTACGAGTTTCCTCCCAAAAATACTCGGCTACTTCGAGGATAAGCGCGACCAGGCACATGAACTCGATATGATGGATAAGCAGCTGGAACAGCGCATACAGCTTGGCGCGCAGAAGCTCCAGGTAATGAATGTCCAGGCCGACATCTCTGAGATAGAGGCGCTGCACGAAGAACACGCGACTATCACAAGCAAAGCGAGCCAATGGTGCATTAACCTATCCTCGACGGTGAGGCCGGTCATCACCTACAGTATCTTTGCTGAGTTCGTGTTGTTGACAGGGCTAAGAGCTTTTGGACAGATTGATGACGCTGCCTTTATAATGATCTGGAATGAGCCGACACAGGCTCTTTGGGCAGCAGTTGCAAGCTTCTGGTTCGGCCAAAGGTCATTCAACCGTAAATGAATATCAACGATGCAGGATTGGACATTGTTAAAGCATGCGAGGGCTACTCGTCTACTGTCTATCGTGATTTCGTGGGGGTCCCTACTATTGGTTATGGCTCTACTTTTGACTGTGATGGCGGTAGCATCAGTATGGATCACGCTCCTATTTCAAAGGGGGGAGGGGAACGATATCTCCAATGCAGCTTGGCTCATGCTGAGTATTCTGTGAGGAGATTAATCTTTGCGGAGTTAACCCATAATATGTTCTCGGCCCTCGTATCACTTACTTATAATATTGGTTCCGGTAACCTTCAAAGATCGACGCTTCGGATGAAACTAAATCGAGGTAGATATGAAGATGCTGCTGACGAATTTCCTAAGTGGAGGCGCGCTGGTGGTCGTATACTTGCTGGTTTGGTACGCCGCCGAGCGGCTGAACAACGACTCTTCTTGAGTGTTTAGCTATGGCTGCTATAAAACTTATAAAATTTAAGGGGGTAGCTCCTAAGCTGTCCGCAGAGATATTGCCGGAGACTTCGGCGCAGACAGCATATAATTTGCAGGTATCTTCTGGGGATATCATTCCCTATCGTGTATCTGCCATAGTGGATGATGCAGTACGTATCGGAGAGATTAAGACTCTGCACGGTCTCTATGCAGATAATGGGGATGTTGAGTTTCTGTCGTGGTTAACTGATGTTGATATTATCACGGCTTCCGACTTGTCTGACAACGATCAGCGTATCTATTATACTGGGGACGGGGCTCCTAAGATTACTACATTTGCGCTTGCTACAACAGGGGCAGAGCCTTATCCGATTGGGTTCTACACGCTGGGTCTGCCGCTCCCCATCGTCTCTCCTACTACGATTATCGCATCGTTTGTATCTTCTACAACGTCTTCTAGAGCGCGAGATGCTGGTAATACTGCAACGCTTATCACCGCATCTGCTCATTTGTTGCGGACCGGAAACCTCATATCAGTGCGGGATTTCACTCCTGCTCCGGCTGACGACTGGAACACTACTAACGCGGTTGTGACGGTCATTAGCTCTACTGAAATTCAGTATTTCAACGCTGGTGTCAGCGTGAGTACAGCAGCAGATACCACCGGTGTTGTTGAGCTAGCGGGGCTGACATTATCCATAACGTATACGTATACTTGGATTACGCCGTTCGGTGAGGAGTCGATTGCTGCTGTACCATCAGATGATCTGTTCGGTAAAGAGGGGCAGACACGCACGGTTAGCGGGCTACCTACAGGACCTCCGGCTGCGCCCACTAATAATTTCATTCGTGGTATGCGCTTATATAGGTCCGTTTCCTCAGTATCTGGGAGCGCATTTTTTAAGCTGGGTGATCTGTGGTTCCCCCGCTCGACGGTTACAGGTTCGCTTGCCAGTAATATAGCTACGATGGAGTTCGATGATCCCCACAATATGTTTAAGGATGATCGGTTCAAGATCAGCGGCTGCACTGATAGCGATTTTGATATCATTGACGGAATTGTACTATCTGTTGTTACGGACCGGAAAATCACTTACGCTAAAACTGCTTCAGACATTGCGGAGAAAGCTGAGACTACCGGCGCTCTATTCCATGATGTAGCTGAGAAGCTTACTGATGCTGCTAGGTATTATGGGGATAGCCTTGCTACGTCCCTGCGGGAACGTACCTCGAACGTGTCAACAATAACGACCGCAACCGCTCACAATCTTGAGACTAATATGGTCGTGACGGTTAGTGGCATGACTGACGCTACATTTAACGAGACTGATGTGACGATCACCGTTACGTCTACCACGGCCTTCACCTACGCTAATACGGGGAGCAACGCAGGCAGTGCTTCCGATACGGGTGGCGCAGTCCTCAACGATAGCTTCCTGGATACGTTTGCTCTGACTAGCCTAGTATCAGTTCTTGTGACTGACGACTATGATGCGCCTGACGAGAATATGATTGGCCTCGTAGTGGGCCAGAATGATGTTATTGCAGGGTTCTTTGATAACCAGTTGTGCTTCGCTGAGCCGGGGGAACCCCACGCCTGGCCTATCAAGTACCGCCGTACCTTCGAGCACCCTATTGTGGCCCTCGCGTCTAGTAGCGGGTTCTTACTTGTTATGACTGAGGAATATGCATATTACGTTTCCGGGACTAATCCGGCGGCTATGTCAATTGTTCGTGTGGATACGCCTTATCCGTGCCTCTCTAAGCGGTCAGTTGTCAACCTAGAGTTCGGTGTTATCTATGCTACTCATGGCGGGATGGCGTTTTGGTCGTCTCGCACTAACCTAATTCTGGCTACGGAGTTCATACATTACTGGGATACATGGAATGAGTTTCTGTCTCCGAGCACCATCGTTGGGCACCTCTACGATGATAAATATTTTGCAACACATTCGACAGGAGCATTCATTTTTGAGCGGGGCCAGAAGGGGGATGACACATTTGTCACTATTGGTGATACGTTCACAGCGGCGTGGACAGACCCCAGAACTAACTTTTTATTCTTCGTTAGTGACGCTATAGGGACAATTAAGCAGTGGGATAAGGTTGGGCAGACCTTGCAGTCTATGGACTGGAAGTCCAAGACGATGATAACTAAGGACTTCGTTAATCTAGGAGCCGCTCGCGTCATAGCAGATTTTCCGCTTGATGCAGATCAAACCCAGGGTATTCTGGATTTTAATCTGACAGTCCCTGGCTTGAACACGACCATATGGGCGGCTAACCCACAATTAGGCACGGTGAACGGCCCTGGTTTCGCTACTGGGGGTTTCGGGACGTTGAACGCTTATCCAATGAACGGCGATCCGCTTATGATAAATCTTAAAACAGTGGTAGGCAGCTATCCAGTGCAGTTTACGTTGTTTGTTAATAAGGCGGAAATATTTAGTAAGAGCGTGAGTGCAGATGCTATATTTCGTCTGCCTACGGGGTATAGGTCTGATACGTTTGAAGTCTCGGTTTCTGGATCTGCGCGGATACGCGCTATTCATCTTGGTGAAACCCCGTACGGGCTTAGGAAGGTGTGATGGCAGCTCCTCTTTTCAGCGCTATACCTATTGTTTCACTGGATGAAGTGCCCACCAATCTCGTGCTGACGATTCAGGGGCTGATGAATAATGTGAACTTAATGATTGGCAATGCGGGTGAGTCTGGTGGGTCCAGTATAGTCCTGACCCGAGGTTTGGTAGAGGTCAACCTAACGGGTACCGCTGTTCTTCAGGGGATTACTGCAAGGGGCGAAGGGTTTAACATATCTAGCGGAGCGGGGAGTGTTGATGTAGCTGGCCTAGACGATCATGTTAAGCTAATAGATGACGTAGCGTCTTTGCTCGCGGACGTACAAGTGCTACGTTCTGTTGTTAATGCGCTGATTAGTGATTTGAAGGGAACGGGTTAATGCCACAACATTACGATATGCCTGAGTCGTTAGTCGCTGTAGTAAACCTCGCGGGGCAAGATGCTCCGCCCCCCGCTGGCGTGGCTCCTCCGATGGCACCGCAAGCTGCTCTGCCCCCCGCTGGCATGGCTCCTCCGACGGCACCGCAAGCTGCTCTGCCCCCCGCTCCTCCGGGCGGTGTTGGTATGGCTCCCCCTGGCGGCGCGAATGTATCCTCCGTAGATATGCGGAAGGAGATTGAGCGCCAACTCCAAGAGCATCCGGAGAAGATTGCAGAGTTAGCTGCGGAGATACGTGCGTCGGGTATTACGGAGCAAGAGATGCAGATGCTCACTCAGCTTGCTATCGCAGCAGTGGATAATCCGAGCATCTATCCGCAGCTTCGGCAGTTTGCTATTCAGAAGGGGTTAGCATCCGAGCAGGACCTTCCTGCTGAGTACGACCAGGGACTAGTGTTTATGTTCTTGCTGGCATCTGCATCGGTTATGCAGGGCGGGCAACAGGGGCAAGCGCAGCCTCAGGGAGGTGCTGGAGCGTCTTTCGCTTCAGGTGGCGCGCTCCCTGAAGATAGCCTGAACCCCGATGGCAGCATCCCTATCGTGGCGCATGAAGGTGAGTATGTTATCCCGAAGGACGCGGTCATGTACCACGGTACAAAGGCTCTCGGTAAGTTGGTTGAGGCAGCGGGCCTCGCTAATCCTACGGGGGAGTCGGGTAAACAATGCGTACAAGTGGGCCGGTTAAGTCGTACGAGCACGGTGGGTCAATACGTCCAATTAGTAACCCGAGGTTTAGTAGTCTCTTTGCTGATGAGGACACACACCCGCCTACAACGAAGACTCTCTCGACTGCTACTACTACTCCCCCAGTAGCCCAGGCTACAAAGAATGAGCGCAGAAGAGCGGAGTATGACTGGGAGGGGGAAACAACTACTTATGATGTTGGGTTGAGTAGTCTTTTTGGTCGCTTTGATACGAGTCCGATGA